TGCCGCAGCAGGCGGAGATCAGCGTAGAAGATGTGGCCGATCTCGCCAGCGCCGTGCTGGCCGGTGCTCAGCCCGCCAGCCCTGAGCCGGTGGTGGCGGCAGAGATCAGCGATGAAGAGCTGGCTGAGATAGCAGGCGCCGCCAACCTGCCCTGGGAGATGTGGGAGGACGAGCTCCTCACCTTAGCCCGCGCCGTCTGGGCACGTGCGCAGGGCGCCATGGCCAGCCCTGAGCCGGTGGTGGCGGCAGAGATCAGCGATGAAGAGCTGTTGCGCACCTATGGCCTTGCCAAGCAGAACCATTGCTACGAGGGGCCGATCGATGACTGGCCCAAGCGAGCCGAGCGGACGGCAACGGTCTGCGGCCTCCGCGCCGTGCTGGCCCGCTACGCCCGCCCCGCCATCCAGCCGGTGATGCTGAGTGCGCCGCCGTGGGATGATCCGTGGAAGAGGCCCGGCTGGCGCGATAGGGAGGGGCGTTGCTGGGTCGGGTATCCAGCGGAATGGGATCCAGCGGGATATTACGCCAGTTGTTCAGAGTGGTCGCTGACCGATCCGACTTATATATGCAGCAGGAAGGACGATCGTGCCGAATTCGCGGTTGTGCTCCCCCACTGGGCCCTCCCCCTCCCCGCCGCCGATCTCCCCGCTGCTGATCAGCAGGAGGGCCGGTGATGTCTGAGCACTTCCATCTGCGATTCGGCGCCATGGCGCCACGCATTGAGGAGCAACTGCAAGAGCAGGGGTTACGGATCGGCCTGGAGCCCTTCAGCCGACAACTGCTACAGCGAGACGCGGACGATGTGTCCCGCCTGCGGAGCCGCGGCATCCTGTCTGAGGCCGAAGCTGGCCGCGCGCGAGCCAAGATACTGAAATCGATCGCCAAGCACGCGCGGACCATTGAGCCCGCCGCTGGGGAGGGCCGGGACGATGGCTGAACCAAAGACGCGCCCGATCTTGTTTTCGGGCCCAATGGTCCGCGCGATCCTGGACGGGCGGAAGACGCAGACCAGGCGGATTGTTAATCCTAAATCGGTATGCGTTGACTGGGAACATGTCAGCGTCGGTGATCGTTGCTATGATCACGCATCACATGCGTACGGCATTCCCGGTGATCGCCTATGGGTGCGGGAGACGTGGGCCGTAAACCACGGAACTGCCGGGGGGCATGTGTATCGAGCTGATCATGGCATAGCGCAGTGTGTTTATGAAGCTGAGCACAACACGGGGGATTGGCGGGTTGCCGTCTCTCGGTGGAAGCCGTCAATCTTCATGCCTCGTGCTGCCAGCCGCATTACGCTGGAGATTAACGATGTTCGAGTGGAGCGGCTGCAGCAGATCAGCGATGTCGATTCGTTGACTGAGGGCTGCTCTGCTTTTGACATGAAGCACGGCGATTCGCTGACCAGCGTCTACGCGAGGCTCTGGGAAACAATCAACGGCGCCGGCTCGTGGGCTGTCAACCCATGGGTTTGGGTCGTGTCGTTCCGAGTCATCAAGCCCGCCGCGGGGGAGCCTGCACCCAATGACTGAAGCCACCCAGCCCACCACCCTCTACACCAAACGCGGCCGCCGCTACGTGCCCTACGGCAACATCTCCGACTGGAGGTGTCACGACGGCGACATCATGCGAGCCGGCGAATTCCGCCTGACCCATTGCAACGGCAATGGTTCAAACTGGTACATTTACAACATCACCCCCGACAACGCTGCATTCTTGGCGGCCTGTTCCATTGCGCAGGTTGCAATGGAGCAAGCCATGCAAGAGGCGGCAATATCCAAACCAGATCCAACCGTGTTTTACACACCACAGCAACAAGAGATTATCGAGCGTTTCCGCCGGGAAATGGCCGCCACCGGTTCCACCGGTTCCTTGGTGCCCGCCTTTTGGCGCCACAGCAGCGCCGCCGAGATTGCCGCCGCTGGTATCGCTGCGGTGCGGGCGGCGGCGGGGGAGGTGCAGCCATGAGCAAGCTAAGAACCCGCCTGCAGGTCGCGGCCGGCCTGCTCTGTCCCTGGTGGGTCATCATTCGCCAGAAGCGCATCATTGACCAGCAACGCGAGCTGTTGGCAGCTGCTGGCGATGGCGCGAACGTGAACAGCATCAAGCTTGGCCGACTGGCCTTGGCCGTGATTGATCACATCGGCAAGCGCGCCTCCAGCGGTGAGCAGCTGACGATCGCTCCGGACTGGGGCTATGGCACCGCCACGCTGATCACCGGCGACGGCAGCCACACCCACGTCGGCGGGGACACCGGCGAGAGCACGCACGAGAACCTGGCCATGCTGATCCTGGGCCTGTACGACCAGTTAGTGGGAGGCCAGGGGCTTTCGTGGGTGCATCCGCGAGATCGGGAGGTGCAGCCATGATTTCCGATCCCGTCGGCTGGTTCGCCATGGGCGCCGTGTTTGGCCTCGTGCTCTGCGGTTGGCCCTGGCACCCCCGCCCTGGCCGGTATCGAGCCGGCGAAGACAGCAACGGCAACTGCGTGCCCATGTCGCCAAGCGCTCCCGCTCCAGGGATGCGCCGCGAGTACATCTGGAACCCTGTCCAGATGGCCGAATGCGGCGGCCCCTGTTGGCACGAGGGAGACCCCTGCTGGTGCGACTGCGGAGCGCTGTGGCGTGATGTGCCCCGCAAGCCGCTGGCACGCCCGAGCGGTGCCGGGCCCCTGCTGCCCATCCTGCCCCCACGAGCCCGCCCGCCCGCTGGCCGTTCCAGACGCCGCGACCGCTGACCCATGGCCCTGACCAGCACCGAACGCAGCCGCCTGACCCGCCTTCGCAAGACGGGCGAATTGCCCCCCGTGAAGCGCACGCAATGCGCGGCACCTGGCTGCTCCACCATGGCCAGCGGCTCTCATGACCTCTGGTGCTCCCGCTGCTGGCGGAGGCTCACGCCAGCAGGCCGGGATCTCATGGCCCAGTGGGCCAGAGAAAGCCGCCAGCGGAAGCGAGCGCAGCGCCAACGAGACGGACCCAACGGATAGCACCCTCACCAACCCATTGCGTGCATCAATGACCAGCCTCAATGCCATGCCGCGCTTCTCAGCCGTCGGCAGAATTCATAGCCTCACAATCGAAAATGGCCTGGCAACCTGGAAGTTGCGGCGTCCGGCGCGGGGGGCAGAAGGGCCGTCTGATTCCCGGATGAAGACTGCCAACCCAAAGATCATAGAGATACTCGCCAGTGTCGGAGATCATGAGCTCATCGGGGTGGTAGCAGTGATGGCATGCAATTCGGCGCCCGGCGAACCGCTGACGGTGACGCGCCTGGAGGTACTGAGCCGTCGTCCACACCCACTCGGCCCCACGGCCGCCTGATTCAACAACTCACCCACGCAACCACTCAACAACATGTCCAATCTTCAATTTTCAAAGGGTCATTATTCTGAGGACATTGATAAGGCCCTTGCGGCCCCGGCTGCAGAGCGCGCCGCGGCCTTCGCGGCTGTCAGGCTGAAATCGCAGGGCGGCATGAAGCCGGTCAACCCCCGGGCCGGCATCCTGCCCGCCGTGGAGCTGCTGGATGACCTCCCGCCGTTCCCGGACGACGACAGCGAGACCACCGCGGCAGAGCTCATCCAGATCGCGATGGCCACCGCCTGGCTGGCCGACACGCCGTTGCGGGACATCAAAGCGATCCTCGAGGCCGAGGGAAACCCCCTGGAGGGGCTGGAGGAGGCGCTGGGCGCACCGGTCCGGCCGGCCGCTGCATTCCGCCTGCAGGATCCGGGCGCGGCGCCAACGCCGCTGATCTCACAGTTCCTGCTCCACCCGTTCGCGGCTGGCAGCCTGGCGATCGATCAACGCCACCGGCTGGACCTCGGCCTCCACGGCTACCGGCCGGAGGCGTTGCAGGGGCTGCTGAATGGCAAGCCGATCGAAAATCAGGTGCTCAGCTCCAGGACCCATTACATCTACAGCCTGCGCGCGCTGGCATCGGCCATGCGACAGGATCCGCCCTACCTGTACGGGCTGCTGGCCATGCTGCAGCTCGAGGGCATGGGGCCCAAAAAGGCGCCACGCAGCGGCCTGTTTCCGCCGCTGCCGGCAGAGGCCGGGTTTGTGGCTTACGGCGGCGCCCTCGACGCCCAGTGCCTGCTCGTTGAGGCGGTGCGGGAGGCGATGAGCCTGTGCTGGCTGCAGAAATGGCGGGCGGGCAGCCCGCGGCGGGCGCGACCGGAGGAGTTGCTGGCGTACCCGGAGCGGCTGCATCCGCTGTGGGCGGAGCGCGGTGCGCCGCTGCTGCAGCGGCTTGGCGTGGGGCCCCATCTGCCGCTGCTGTCGGCGGCCGGTGCGCCGGCGCATCCCAGCTATGTGTCTGGGCATTCGGTGATCGGCGGGGCAGTGGCCACGACGATCAATGCGATCTATGCGGATGGCCGTTGGCCCATCGTGATGATGCAGGCCAACGACACGGGATCTGACCTCATAGGGTCCAACGCCAACACCCTGACGATCCACGGGGAGGCGAGGAAGCTGGGCGAGAACTACGGCATGGGCCGGGTTGTTGGTGGCCTGCACTTCCTGAGCGATGTGAGGGAGGGGCTGCTGCTGGGGCAGCTCGTGGCGGAGCAGGTGCTGCGCCGCGCGAAGGCGCGCGCGCAGGAACTGGGGATCGAGGAATGGGGATCGACCAGCTTCAAGGGATATTTCGATACTACGGTTTCGATCTGATCAATTTGGCGGCAGGCGCAGGTGGCTTCGGATTTGCTGAATCTCCCTGTCTTGCCGCTCATCGATAGAGGCATTGCGGCTTAATTCCTGCAAGATTCGTTCGCAAAATGCGTCAAATGCCGTTTTTATTTCTGCCATCTTAATGGCATGTTGCGTCATCTGGCTGTTTACGCCTCCCGCAGCCCCGAGGAAACTTCCAGCCCCGACAACTGCCACGCCAATCAGCAGGGGCCCCACCCAGGCAGGTACGCCGCCGTGCTGGCTGTTGCCGCTATTCATGAGGCCATGCTACTCCGCCCATGCCACACGGTAGAGTGCGCGGGCGCCTCGGCGGCGCTCCTGGGCCGACAGGTCCGGGGGTCAAGGGTTTTCGGCCCCGCCAATGGCGGGGTTTTTTGTTGGCGCCTACGGCAGCCGCACATCCAGCGCCCAGCCGGTACCAGGGCCGTCAGCTTCCCACCGCCGCCCCCAGTTGACGCGGCTGTAGTCCACCCCAGCGCCGCCGGTGCGGTTGGCGTAGCCGCCGCTCAGCAATTTCGCCTCACCGTTCGGGTCGTTGTGGACCCAGCTGTCGGCGGTGCAGCCGATCACAACCGACCAATGGCCGCCGACCTTGGTGATTCGCGACAGCGGGCCCTGATGGAACCAGCCGACCGGCACGGGCCGGCCCTCGCGCAGCTGCTGCTCCAGCCAGGCGGCATCCGCGTTGGTTTTCAGCCTGGCGGACAGGCCCAGGGACGCCAGCGCGGCGATCTGAGCATCAGCGCTGGTGGTGTCGCCGAAGCGGGCCCGGATCGAGTTGTAGGCGTCGTCTGAGGTGACCTTCCCGTAGCGGGCGGCCACCATGCCGCACGAGCTGGAAAAGCATTCGCGCCAGCCGGTGCCGCTGCGGTTGTCGTTCTGGCTGAAGTAGGGCACCTTCAGCAGGATCGTCCCCGCCGGCTGTGCTGGCTGGCTGGGAGCTGCAGGGCTGCCCTCGGCCCGCCACAGCGCGGTGAACTCCTCGCGCTGGGTGTCGGACAGGGACTCATCAAGGGCCGTGAATGCCGCCAGCTGATGCGGGCTGATCTGCCCGGTCTTGGCGATGTGCTCAGCGGCTGAGCGGACTGAGGCGAGAGTCATGAAGTCGGTTCGGTGGGATCAGTGCCGCCAGCCCGCGGGTCGCGCAGCGACGGGTTCAGGGTGTTGTAGCCGTCGCGCCAGGAGGCCCGGTTTTGATGGCCCGCCAGGCCGATGACCAGCGCCAGCGGGCCAGTGGAGCCCAGGCCGGACAGGGCGACGCCCTCTTTCCAGCACGTCATCACCTCACCGCCTGCGCGGCGGCAATCCCAAATGAGCCCGGCACCGACGGCGATGTTCAGGGTGAAGACTGCGACCGCGGCAACGGCACCCAGTACCGCGAACGCGGTAACCGCCATCGGTTCAGCATCAGTTGATCTCACGCAATCACCCGTTGATAGTCCCAGGATAGTGAACCCGCCGCATCGGCCATAACCAGCGTTGCCGTCGATGCAGCGCCGCTCAGGCTGGTGACGGTGGCGGCCACGATCGTCCGGGCCACGACGGGCGCTGCCCCCACGGATCCCGGCGCCGGGTCGGTGCTCAGGCCCTGCAGGTTGCGGCCGCCGCCGATGTCCAGGGCCAGGGTGGCGGAGGGCTGCTGCAGCGCCCAGCCCTCCGCCAGGCATCCGTAGGCCGGATCAAACCCGCCGCTGGCATGCACTATCAACCGCTGGCGTGTGGGGTCCACCTGATACCGGCTGGCGCCGTAGAGAGGCCGCACGTTGGTGGGGTCAAGCTCGGTCTCGGCCTCGGTGATGTAGTCGAGGCCCGTTCCCTCGGTGTTGGTGGCCAGGATCGTCACCGCATTGGCGCCGAAGGTGGCGCTGGTGAATGTCACCAGCCAGGCGGTTCCGTTGGCATCAAGGCCTGCCGTTACGTGGCTGATCCCGGTCAGGAAGCTCCCCCCGGTGCGGGGGTAGGCGTAGTGATTCAGGGGGCCATAGGTGGCGGACACCCGCAGCAGCCCCAGCGTGTTGGGGTTCCCGTTGATGGTGCTGCCGTTGGTACCGATCAATAGCCCGCCATCGGGCAGCACGATGAGCTCGTTATCGAATGTGGTCGAGCCGGTGGCCAGGGCGCTGCCGTAGGCGCTGACGCTCGAGACTGCAAAGGCGGAGGTGAGCTTCACCAGGTATGACCGGATGCTGGGGGAGCTGCTGAAATCGCCGCGACGGCAGAGGAACAGGATCGATCCGTCGGTCAGCACCGCCAGGCGGCGCAGTTCCGCCTCTGCGCCGTCCACCGTGAACGCATGGGCCCCGATGAGGCCCCCATCGCTGGCGCTCAGCCGCACCAGGGCCGGCACCAGCTGCGCACCGGCATTGCGGGCGCTGGTGCCCAGGATGATCTCTCCGGAGCTTGGGTGGGGGCACAGCTGCGCCGGGCCGGTGATCGAGAGCGAATACTGGCGCTGCCATCGCGTGGCGCCGTCCGCCTCCAGGCACCAGGCGTGGGTGGCGCTCACTGCGCCGGGGTTGTCGTTGCGCCTGGCGGCCACCACGCAGCCGCCCCCGGGCAGCGCCGCCACCGCAGGGGCAAACGACCCGATGCCCTGGTTCACGCCATCGAGGCCGGCTGTGGTCCACCGCTGCCACAGCACCACCCCGGCGGCGGTGCGCTTCACCACCACCACCCGCGAGGCGGTGGAGCCGGCGGGGGCGAACCAGAACGCTTGATAGCTGCTCCCGTCGGCCTCGTCCGTGGCGATGTTGCCGTAGCTGCGGAATGCGTCGGCGGTGACGTTCGCCGGGGTGATCAGGCGGCTGCTCCAGATGGCGGGCAGGGTGTCGGGGCCGACGATCCGGGCCGGTGCGCCAATCTCGATGGTCGCCGGGCGGGCCCGCATCACAATGCGATCGATCCATGGCGGCGCGGGATCCTCCACCAACTCAAACGCGATCGAGTGCCCGTCTCGTGCGGTGTCGGCCAGATCTGGGATGCCGGCGTAGCGCCATCGCCTCGTCCCCCACGATGGGTTGGGCGCCACATCGATCAGCTCCGGCGACAGCAGCCAGGAGCCCATCCGCCCCTCGGCCATCGCGTGGCCCCGGATGGCGTGTTGCTCGGTGCGGGCGAGCCCCTCGAACGCCACCCGGATGCGCGCCGGGGTCGAGCGGTTCACGCCCGCCACCGGCTGGTAGTTGCCGGCCTCGCTGCGCTCATCCGCCACCGGCTGGCTGCCAGGTAGCCAGCTGATCGAACTGGCGCGGATGCCGGCAGGGAAATCAGCCATCAGGGCGGGGGCGTGTAGGCGAGATCTGCGGTCCCGTCAATGATGATCTCGCCGATGTCGGGCAGCGCGAAGGTGGAGAACCGCAGATCTGCGGTTCCGTCAATGATGATCTCGCCGGCAGGCAGCTGCCCATCAGGCGATGGCGTCTCCACGATCACCGGCGGGAGCACATCTGGATCCGGGATGGGCGTTGGCCGCGGCTGCAGGCTGGGCAGGGCCGCGCCGACGATCGCGCTCGCGTCACCACCCGACAGAGCCGGGCCCGATGTGGTGGGCCCGATCGTGATGCCCACCGCCCGCAGCATCACGGACAGGCTGTAGTGGCCCGCGCTCACAAATTCAGGCTCAGGCGCTGCGGTGTAGACCCACTGCAGGGAAACATCGGCGATGGCTTCGCCGCCGTCGTTGCCGCACCAGACCGCAGCGGGCACCGTGAACGGTTCGCCGTGCTGCGTGTCGAAATGGTCGGTGATCTGGTCAATTTCGGCCGTGGGCCGATTGGAGTAGGGGAGCTCCAGTGTCTGCCCTACCGCAAGGGTGCCGACGCGGTAGAGGTAGGCGATGCCGGACAGGCCGGCGTGCTCAGCCGTCGGGATCTGCCCGAGGGTGTAGCTGCGTGCGTCTGGCGTGATCGCCGGGAACTGCGCCATCAGATTGCGGAGCGAAGCCGCATCATCCCGTCAATGGCGCTGAAGTCGACCTTGAAGATGCCGCCGTTGGGGATGGTGAGAGAGCTGGGATAAGCCCAGAAGCCAATCAAGCTCCGGTTCGCGTCGGTGGCGTTAGAAGTCTTGCTGACAAGGTTGACATAGCGGAATGGCCCGAAGCCATTGGCGTCAGTGGTGGCGGTGCCGGTCCATTCAACATCAGTGGCAACGAATCTACGAGTGTTGTTGTAGGTGCTGCGAGTGATGACCAGATCAACCATGCCAGCATAGCCGTTCTTTGGTGTAATCTCTGCAAGATCGCCTTTGACCGAATGAATCGCACGATCGGGCGTTGCGTTGCTGAGATAGACCGACAGGGTGTCGGTGGATAGATCGATCTTCGTGCCGCCCTTCCCCTTTTCGAGTTCGGCTAGAATCGAATCGAAGGTGTAGAAGTTGGCAGCTGCCACGTCTGGCGGTTCTTAGTCCCAGCAGTCTAGATCACTCACGCCACCGTGGCGCCCGCCACCTCCCGCGCCAGGAGACTGCAGCCGGCATCATCAATGGGATGGTGAGAGGCCTGGATCGTCCATGGCCCGAGCAGCGGCCCGCTGATGTTCTCGATCTCGTAGAGGTAGGACCAGACCGAGGGGCCCCCCACCGATGGGTTGCGGGCCCTGTCCATTCGCACGATGTCACCAGCCCTGAGCGCGGCAATCTGCGGCGTCGGCACCACCGACCATGAGGCGTTGTGGGTGATGTGCCGCCGCCGCGCCAGGCGAAACGCACCAGCCCACACCGAGTGCATCTCCCGAGTCATGAACTCGGACCCGTCGAGGTCTTCGTAAGGCCCGTTGATGGCGGTGCCGGCGTAGCGCACCTCTGACGCGGGGTAGTAGGCCAGGTCGTTTTCTGGCTGCTCGCGCCATTTGACCAAAGCCGCAAACGGCTTGCGGTCTGCGATGGGGCGTCGGGTGATCTGGAGCTGACGGCTGTTCGATTCGTCGAACACCATCACCGGCGTGATGGGGCTGGTGTCGATCCCGTGCGCAACGGTCACCGGCAGGGCCGGGCGGAGGCCCAGCAGCCCCCACCGATCCGTCACCCGCAGCAGGTGCATCGGCGCCATCAGCGAAAGGTATTCCCTCACGTTCGCCGGGTTGGCGATCACCCCATCGAAGGTGATGCCGTTGGCGGCGCAGAACTTGGCAGCGGCGGTGAGGCCCGGCACGTCGATCAGCTGGGGCGGCACCCGGCCGGAGGCGATGAGCAGGTGATGGGCCACATCCGGAAACAGGTTGCTGGGGCCGGCCGTGCCCTCGATGAGGCGGTGCAGGGGCTGCCCCTGTCGGACGAAAAAGTGCACCTGCCGCTGCCAGCCCGTGTCACCAGCTGGGTAGGTCTTGACGAGGGAGACGGTGGTAAGGCCGGCGTAGGTGCCGCCGGTGCCGCAATACAGGGTCGCCTCAGGCTTGGGCAGCGGCTCGCTGTTCTCCTCCGTGATCGTGATCGAGTAGGAGACCGCCGGCAGGCCGCCATAGATGGCGGCGTAGTAGATGCCGTCGTAGGCGCTCGCGCTGGCGGTGATCGGCAGCAGGAAGGCACCGTTGATGGTTTCGCGCAGCTGGAAATCAATGTCGCCGTAGGGTTCAGTCGATGCAGGGCGAGTTACTTCATACTGCGCTGTTGCCAGGTATCGGCCGGCGGTGGCACGATTGATGAACCATTGATTCCCCGCCACCCACCACATCTGAGTGCCCCATCCGTAGCGGAGGATTTCAGGGCTGCCGCCGGATCCATTTGGCCCGGCGGAGGAATCGCTGCCGGCGTTCCATGCCAAGCCTTCATAATAAGCAATTGTGGCAGGCTCAAAAACAATTGATGATGTCCCACTGCCACTGCCCCCGCCGCCGCCAACACTGACGCCAAAATCTGCGGCAGTGCCCTTGTAAGCCTTGGTTCTTCCCGCCGCCGGCCAGTCAATCGTTTTCCTTACATCAATCTTGAATTTGGTAACATAATTCCCGCTGCTTTTGATGTTGACCGTAGCGACCTGATCATCGATGTGGTTTGCCAGCTCGGCATCAGTGAACCCGGAGAGGTCCAGGAATGCTCCGGCGCCGATCGCCTTCCCCTCCTCCGTCTCCACCCGGCTTGTGGTGGTCACCTCAAACCGCTGCTGGATGAAATTCCCCGGCGCCCAGCTGGCCGCCCTGGCGCCATACGCCTGTGTGATCTCCCCCGCCGTCAGTTGCGTGTCACCCTGGTACGCGTCGGTGGCGGCGATGGTGCCGAGCTGGCCATCCGCCAGCACCAGCAGGTACGAGGCCGTGACCCGGTTCGCGCTGTCGTTGGTGAACCGGCACTCGGCCGCCGGGGGCGAGATCAACACCCCGCCGGTGGCGCCGGTGCGCCGGCCGATCACCAGCGGGATCGCCTGGCCCAGCTCCAGCGCCGTTTGCTGGCCATTCAGATCAGCCCGCACCGCCAGGTTGTCGTTACGGACCACCTGGCGCCGCTGGGCCGCCAGGGTGGGAACAGCAACGGCAGGAGTGGAGGGCATGTCAGAGGCGGCAGGGGGTGCCCACGAGGGCAGTCGTGAACCGCCGGGGCGGCACCTGCGCGCCCAGCGATTCCAGAGCAGACCCGACCGTGATGGTCACGGTGGCGGGGAAATCCTCGCCGCCGCCGGTCACCTCACCGATCGCCTCGAGGAGCACCACCTGCCCCGGCGGGGGCGTGTCAGGCCGGGTCGGCAGATCGAAGCGGTAGATGGTGACGGTGGCTAGCCAGCCCTCAGCCATGGCGTCATCCGCTGCGGTGGAGATCGCGGTGAGGCCCGGCAGGGTGATGGTGAGATCGGTTTGATCTGCGTTGCCGGTGTTCGCCAACCCATTGACAATGAAATCAAGGAACTGGTAGGAGTCGGCGCCGATGGTGACCGGGCCTTGGCGGTAGAACGACTGCAGGGCCAGCCCGGTGTCGTTGGTGGTCGGCTCCCACAGGCGGAGGAAGACTGCGTGCTGAATCATCGGAGCCCCACCTGCTGGCGGTAGGAGGGCGATTTCAGGTTGCGGTCCATCTCGGCCACTGCCTGACGGGCGGCATCGCTGGCGAGGGCCTCGGCCTGGGCCAGGGTGACGCGATCCTCACCGTCCTGCCGCACCACCTTGTCCACCCGGGTGTTGATCGTGATGTTGGCGCCGGATCGGCCGCCGGTGCCGCCGGCGGGAAGCATCGAGGCGCCGTTTCGGAAGCGAGTGGAAGGCGACGGGCGATGAGGCCCGCCGAATTCACTGCGCCTTGACGCCGCGCCAGGCAACGCAGCGGCTCCCGTGGCGCCGTTCAAAACCGCGTTGGCGAAGCTGCGGGCCTTGGAGCGCGGCACGATGTGCTCAGGCTCCCCACCCTCCCCGACGAGAGCCAGCGTTGGGCGGGTGACATAGCCGCCGGTGGCAAAGCGAGGAATGTTCAATTCGGGGATCAATGGCACTTGCCGGCGCCGCCCGGTTAAAAAACCCATCACGCGGTTAAAATACCCCAACAGCTCGTTCATCTGAGCGATAAGGTCGTTCACGGCATTTTGAACGAACCCAATAACAGTATTGAGGACCGACCTGATGCCGCTTACAGCACCTTCCCAGATCGACCGCACCGAATCCGCGGCAGTCTGCATCGCACGAGGCAACAGCTGCACCAAGCCGTCCCATGCGGTTGTGATTGGCTTAACGACAAATACGTTAAATCCTTGGCTAATTTCTTCCCATTTTCCATCAAGCCATTTGACGGTTGTAAACGTCACATCTTTTACAAGCTTCCATGCTGCTTCAAAGCCGGCTTTCATGTTTTGCCCAAGCCAGGCCAGGAATTGTGTAATTGGCTCCCGAAACGCAATGACCATTGCGGTAACCGCCACGACAGCAAGAACCGTCCATCCCAAAGGGCCAGAGAAAAACGCAACGATCGCCGGGCCGATGGTGCCTGTCAAGAATCCGACAAAGGAGGTGAAGAGGGCGCTAGCACTTGCCAGCGCTGGCCCAATTATTCCAGCAAAACCAGCGATTGAAGCCGCTGCGCTTTTGATGCCAGCAACAATGCCTAGGCCGAATTTCACGGCCTGAATAGCCGTAATGGCAAGCAGAATGCTATTAAGGATTGGCCCCAGTGGGCTGGCGGCAACAGCCAAAATCCCAAAAGCCGCCGCGACTAGGCTCAGCGGACCCGGCAAAAACGCAAGGATTTTCAATCCTGCGCCCCACCTTGCCAGCACAGCCAAAGAGAAAATCCCGCTTATTGCACCCGCCAGGCCGATTGCACCCATGACAATTGGCGTAAAGATTTTCCCGAATACACTAACCCTGGCAAGGTGTCCAACTAGCCAGCTCATTGCCTGAGTAACGTTAGCCAGGCCTCCCGCAAAGAACCGCAATACAGGAATCATCGCGTCTAGCGTTGGCTTCAACGCTTCGCCAAGCGCGACGCGAAGCCTATAGACATCATTCACAAGTAGCGTAATTTGATTGGCTGTTGTTTCCGATCGGATTCCGTACTCCCTGTTCACGGAGCCGGCCGCGGCTGCCGCGTTTGTTGCATTCTCAAGAACATCTTCTAATGCTTTGATATTCCCGACCAGCTGAGGCAATCCCCTTGCCTCTCCTCCGAATAAATCATTCAAGACGGAAGTCTGCTGGGCCTTTGGTAACTTGCTAATCTTGCCCAAAATCTCAATCAGAAACTTAGAGCCATCTTTTTGCAATCGCTCCGAAAAACCAAGCTTCCAGGCATCTGCAGCTTTTTGCGCTTCTTCTTTTTGCTTCGCTTCAATTTCTTGGCGGTTTTTCTTGAAGGCTTCAACCTTTTCTTTTTCTGCTCTTTCGTACGCCTGTTGCTGTCTGCGAATTGCCTCTTGCTCGTTACGCTCTCGTGCTTCAATCTGGCTTATTGCCGCTTGCTCTCGATCGCGGGCAGCACGCCTTTCCACCTTCAACCGATCAGCAAGGCCATTCTGCACCGCCTGGCGTTGCATGTCGAAACCTTCTTCAAGGCGCTGCATTTCAATATCTTGGACATCGCGGTACCGACGGCGCACAGCGCTCAGCTCTGCATCCATCTGCCTATCTATCATTTGCCGGCTTTCTTGCGAAGCGGTGCCAGAAAGCGCCCTGTATCGGTCACGTATAGCTTGCTCCTCTATCCGCTGGCGATCTTCGTAGTAATCGCCCAGTCTCTTCCTTGCATCGCTTTCGCGCCTTTGCAAAGCATCCGACTCTCGATCTGCCGCGTTGTTGATTGCCCTCTCTCTGGCATCGCGCTCGTCTTCCCACTGATCCTGCAAGGTTTGCTTTACGCGGGCGTATCTGTCATCAATCTCTCTGATCAGCTTTTCAGTTTCATCATCAGCAATTTCAAGTCGCCTCCGGCTTTGTTCTTCTACTTCGCTCGTGAAATCCTGTTCCCCCGCAATGGCAGGCCGGAACGCATACCCCAGTGCGTTGAGTGCGCTCACCTGCCGATCCGTCATGCTGGGCCCCGCCGACAGGGCCTTGATCATGTTGTTGAACGAGGTAGCGGCGATCTCAGTCTCTACGCCTGTCTGCTGCATGGCAGCACCAAAGGCCATAGTTTCCTGCGCTGTCAGGCCCGCAATCTTGCCAGTGGCGCCAGAACGGGTCATGAACTCAACCAGCCCTGCCGCGCTGGCGCCGCTGGTGTCCGAGACGTAGTTCATGGCATCCGCAAGCGACGCCACCTGCTTTGTCGTCAGCCCCAGCGATACGCGCATCTGGGACAGCGCTGTGCCGGCCTCCTGGGCCGTCATGTCAAAGGCGGTGGACACCTTGGCCACCAGGGCCGAAAACTCCCGGAGCTCGCCCCGAGCGATCCCGCTGGCCCCAGCTGCGGCATAGATCTCGGTGAATCCCTTCGCCGTAATTGGCATCTGGCTAGAAAGGGCCAGGATCTCGTTCTTTATCTCTCCAAGCGCTTTCGGAGTGTCCAAGCCCGCCACTACTTTGCGGACATCAGACATCGAGGATTCAAAGTCAATTGCAGCCTTGCTGCCGGCCACCAATGCCGCGCCCATGGCAGTAATCGACAGGGCCGAGGCCCGCCAGCCGTTGCTTGAATCCCGGGTTTCCTTGATCTCCTTTGCTGCGCTGCGTGCCGCGTCTTCCACGCCAGCCAAGCTGTTCTGAAGATTGCGAACTTCGCCAACCCCGGAAACCCGTGCCTTGATCCGTAGAAATGCGTCTAGGTTCACAAGATCACTCCGCCTTGTCGTTCAACAAGGCCGCTGCTCTCTGCGAGATGGCTTGAACGTCCTCCCATAGCTGGCGAAGATTCGTCACCCCGCACATCCTAGCCGCCTGCAACACGCGGTCCAAGTCCAGGCCCAGGAATACATTCCCCACGGTCACCCATTGCTCCTGACACAGCAGGAACACCTCCAGCGCGGGCCAGTGCTCAGGCCACACCTCGCAATCCGAGGGTGGCGCCTCCATGTCTGGCAACACCACCCCCATCAGTTCGGCCGTGTCGATCAGCCGTGAGTGCTTCTGTGCATCGCTGTCACCGTGGAACCAGTGCTCAGCGATGCTGATCAGTTTCCCCGTTTGCCTGGCCTCTTCTCAGATTGAAGCGAATTGAAGAACTCGCGCAAGATCTGATTAGCGACCGTGGGAATCTCCAACATTTCCGCCAACCCGGTGATTGAGAACGGAATTGGGTCATTGTTGTCGTCTACGACGCCATCCCACCCCACCACAATCTCAGAGACCATCTGCCGTTCGTTGGCTTCGTCTTCATCAACTCGCCCACGGTCAATAGCTACGGCAAGCTGGCGGATCTCATCAATTCGAGACTGTGGAAGCCGCTTAAAGCAAGCATCGAAAGTATGAGTTTCCCGTTTCCCGCCATCCACAGGGATGACAAGGGGAACGGGCCAATTGTAAGAGGTCGATTGCTTGAGCTTAAAGGCCATAGCCTAGACAGGCGAACACCTCAAGTATAGACGATCGACAGCTCCGATGTACCATCTGTCGAAATTGGCGCGAACGGCAGGTTGATGAAACGTGTCCCATTGTCCAGTGTCGCGAAACTTGGCTCGTAGATGTCGGCCTTGCTCACCGTGACGGTGCTGCGTGTGCCGGCCGGTCCGCCGGTGTGACCCACCACAATGGGGTAGAGGTTGTCTGATTCAGCCAGCGCCCAGAAATTCTGAGCGGCCACTAGCTTATCTTCAACCTGGATCCGGCCTTCCGGATTAGATCCAGTCATCGAGAATTTCTCTACACACCCTGCGCGGTTAGAAAACACCAGGTCATTATTCAGCGCCAGCTCAAACTCAGACATGCAGCACGCAATGCTGTCCACGGTCACCAGCGGCGCATGCGTGCTATTCACCTCCACCGGCGAACCCTGATTAGCGTAGGTGGCAGCGACGAAAGTAATATCCGTGGGCTGGCTGTAAACGCCCTGGAATTCAAAGTCAATTCGGGGATACTCGCCGCTGTTGCGGATAATCGTGGCAGTCCCATAGGCGCCCGAAAATTGATGCTGAATCGCTTGACCAGAAGCCATGTCCTTCTCCACCCACCGCATGGTGAGTGACTTAACCCCGGTGCTCACCAGGGAGTAGGTGACAGACACACCGGTCACAATCGCCTCAGTGAACCGGCACGCCAGCAGCAGGGGCCCATAGGCCGGGGCGGTCCCCACCACCCCGCTGCCGCCATCCTCGAGGCTGAACGTCATCGTCACCCGCTTGTTCACCAGCCGTTTCCGGTCGGCACCAAACCACGGCTTGGCCTGGCCGCGTTCCAGGCGATCGGAAACCAGCGGGCTGATCTCCGGGTCCTTGAGGATCAGCAGCGGGGTGTAGGCGCCAGTGGGGGGCACGCTGTAGACGGCCTCTTCCTTGAACGTGAGAAGCGCCTGATTGCGATTGATCGCCATGGTTCCTTAGGGGGAGGTGGGGGCACCAGCATCATGGGTGCCGGTGCCGCTGGTGTGAGTGCCGGTACCGGTGCCCGTGCCGCCCGTGCCACCGGTGCCAGCAGGGGCCGCCGGGGCCGCCGCAGGGTCAGGCGCACGCTCCAGCTCTGGCGTGTCGGTCCGGCGCCAGCTGGTCTCAGCAGGGCCCCGCTCGAAATGACCGCACACATCAGGTAGCGGCACATCAACCACAGCCGGCGGTGCGGCGGCTGCTCCAGCCTTGGCGTCGGGCATCAGGTCGATAGATCATCTTCCCTCGTAACATAGTCCACCTCGTACTTCAGCACCAGCTCGCCAGGCTCATTGTTGCCCTTGTCTGGCAGCCACTGCGCAGGCCCAGGCCGGACCGCCGTGGCCAGGCCGCCCAATGTCTGGTCTGCCATCAGGAGCCGGTGGATGCTGTGGCGGATGGGATCCGCCAGGCGCGAGACGGCCCCGCCGGTGACCAGCACATGCAGACGGATCGTCAGCAGCCAGCGGGTGCGGCAGCTGCTGAAGCCAGGCGTGGGATCATCGAGTTGCGGTAGCACCAGCAACCCGGGCAGCTCCGCCGCGGCGAGCGCCTCAGCCCGATCGCGCCACACGCGGCCACCGACGCCAGCCGTAGCGCCGAGGATCCCCCCGCCGGGGGCGTCGGTGGTGCCGGTGAGATGCACGAGGATCTGTTCACTACGGGTGGCCATGGTTGGAGCTCCTGTGTGTTGGGGGCAGGGCGGGGCCCTGCACCGTCGGCACCGGAGTCCGCTCCGTCTCGATCATCCGCCGGTTCTGCCCGACGCCGAACAGGGCCAGCGCCGAGATGGCCACCGCCGCCCATGTCGCTAGTTCGCGGGCCAACTTCCGGCCGCCAGATTCGGCCGCATCAGCCCTCCCGAGCCGATCTAAGGCCTCCCATATCGGTTTCACATCTTCTTTCGTGATCTGTCTGGCCTCCATCGTCGCAAACCGCTCCTCCAGGTTGTGCACCCGCTGCATCTCCTGGCGGTCGTGGGTGCGCCAGGCATCCTCCAGACGCCGGAGCGATTCGCCCCGGTCGCGGATCTCCTCTCGCAGGCGCTGCAGCTCACCGATGATGAAGCCCAGCCCCTGATCCCGATTCCGAAGCCCGAGCGATTCAAGGATGCTCACGGCTGCACCTCCGGCTGCAGCGCCGCCAGAAACTCGCCGGGCAGGTTGCACGCCTGCGCCTTCGCCACGATCTGCCCCAGGTCGCCGGCCGCCATGTTCGAGGCCTGCAGGAACAGGCCCCAGCTGAGCGCGAACGCGGGGTAGTTCTGGCGGTCCCTGGCCTCAACGAGCAGGGTCGGCAGGCTCGTGGCCGCCGGCTCGCCCTGCGGATCGGTGCTGAGCCGTGCCGCATCGATCGCCGCCATCATCGCTGGGAAGATGTAGAGCCACGCCGCGAACCCAGGCCAGTCGGGAATAACGGGCGGCGGCGGCGCGGGGGTCTCCCGCCATCCACGGGTCAGAACACCATCGACCCCAGCGGCATCGGTCTCGGTGAACCACTCGTAGGCTTCGGTGGCCTCCAGAACCTGCCCGTCACCCGGCACCGGCTGCGGCTCTTGGACGATCACGACGACCCGCAGAATCTGATGGTTGAGACCCAGCACGGGCTCATCATCCTGGCGGGGGTAGGGCAGCAGGGCGCCATCGGAGACGCGGTAGAGGGCGCGGGTCATGGGATTGCAGCAGCGAGGGCAGACACGTAGGCGGCGCAGGCAGAACGCAATGCCGCCGCCTGCGATGCGGTTACATTGGCATTCCAAATCCCGCTAAATTGAATTCTCATTGACGTCGACACGGTGACCCCCGTAGATTGACGCAGCGCAAACCAAGCCAGCGCATTTGCCGAGAAGCTAGGGGTTACGGTGCCGCTATTCGTGACAGAAGCAGCGTCAACGTATAAGGTTGCGCTAGTCGTAGAAGCCCGCGACCCCAGCATGAACGATGCCGCTGCAGTTGATGTTATGACAGGAAATCCGCTCGTTGTAAACGATCCAGACCGGAACGCCCGGCCCGACACATAGCCGGCCCACTCGTCAAGCGCAAGCAAGGTGCTTTGCTGCCCACTCGCGCTGTTGTAGTAGCCGCAAACGCTGCTGTCCCCGCTGGCCTTGGTAAACGATCCATACGCACCAATGGCGTGAGTGTTCGTCGGTAATGAATTCTGTAGAACGTTAGAATTCAACCACTTGGTGGTGTTATTGGTTTGGCCCAGTCCGAGCTTGCGGCTATAGTCACCGCTCACGAATCCGTTATTTGTCGGTGCGGCTCCCTTCAACGGCACCAGTGCCCCGGTGAGCGTGCGCGCTCCAGACGGGAGCAGCAATTGCAATGCTGGCGTCCATAGGCTATTTGTTTTCAGGGCCAGCACCAGGGTATTGACCGCATCGCGGACGCCGCTCTCCAGCGCCTGCC